ATGAGGAGGACGAGAGCCGGGCCTTCATTCTGCTCCAGCGGTACGAACGCCGCTGCCGAGACACCAACAGTTTCCGGAAGAGCGCCTCCCTCCAGAAATGGACGAAGCGCCGCTTCTAATCCGACAAGGAGACCCTAGTGGCGCTCACTACGCGCACCCTGCCCGCGCTGATGAATGGCATCAGCAAGCAGCCTGCGATCCTAAGGTCACCGGACCAAACCGAGGACGAGGTCAACACCTGGGGCAACATCGCCACGGGGCTCGCCCGGCGCCCGCCGACGCAGACCGTGCGGAAGCTCGATGGCCTCACCCTCGGGGACGCCACGATCCACCACATCAACCGAGACATCAATGAGCGCTACCTAGTACTCATCGACGAGGGCCTGGTCCGCGTCTTTGACGAGGCCACGGGAGACGAGAAGACCGTCAACGCCCCGCTTGGGCTCGGTTATCTCGATGCCCCCGGCCCGAGCTACCGCGCACTCACCATCGCGGACTACACCTTCATCGTGAACACCGCGAAGACGGTGGGCCTCAAGGCCATTGGTGACGATGCGGTGGACCCCAATCCTGAGTGGCGCCTTCCTGGCGGCACGACCGCCGCGCACCTGTGGGGCCTCATCCAGGTCACCAAGGCGGGCTCGCGCACGCAGTACCGTCCGAACCTGGCCAGCCCCGGCACGATCACCGGCACGGTCCCGGATATGACCAAGCTCCCGGACCCCCCGTGCTCCGGCTGCGTCTATAAGGTCCTGGGCCAGCAGGAGACCTCGTTCGTCTCCTACTACGTCCGTGGCGATGGCGCGGTCTGGGACGAGACGGTCGCCCCAGGGCTACAGAACGCCCTTGACGAAACCACGATGCCCCATGTGCTGATCCGCGAGGATGACGGCACGTTCACCGTGGCGCCGTTCTCTTGGGCTCCCCGGCGCGTTGGCGACCAGGAAACCAACCCTCACCCGCCGTTCGTAAACCGGACGATCCGGGACGTCTTCTTCTATCAGAACCGCCTGGCTTTCCTCGTGGACGAGAGCGTCGTGTTCTCGGCTGCCGGGGACTACGGCGACTTCTACCGCCGCACGGTCCTCGACTACATCGACAGCGACACCCTCGCGGCAGCCGCCACGACCACCGATGTGGCCGTCCTCGACTACGCGGTCCCGTTCGCGGACGGCGTGATGCTGTTCTCACGCCAGCGCCAGCTCTCGCTTACCAACGGCGACAGTGGGCTCAGCGCCCACAGCCTCGCGATCCAGCCCGTGACCAAGTACGTCATGGCTCCTGAGGTGCGGCCCTCGCCGCTCGGCAGCCAGGTCCACTTCGTGACCGATGCCATCGGAAGCGCCGCCGTCCAGGAGTACACCCGGCTAGCCGGGGCGGACCCCACCGAGGCTGCTGATGTAACCGCTCACGTTCCAGGTCTGATCCCTCAAGGGGTCTCCCAGATCATCTCCGCCCCCGACCTCGATGCGCTCTTCCTCCTCGTGAGGAACGCCACCGACGCCTCCGACCGGGCGACGATGTACGCCTACCAATTCTTCTGGGACGGCGACAAGAAGCTCCAATCCGCCTGGCGGCGCTGGGACTTCGGTGACGGGACGCCCATCTCTGGCGCCTACCTCGACGCGGCCCTTCATCTCCTCATTGAGAGGCCTGATGGTTTCTTCCTGGAGAAGATCGACCTCTCCCCCAACGCGGTAAGCGCGGACCAGGAGCACCTCATCTATCTCGACCGGCAGGCCACCCTCACCGGGGTGTATGATGCCGGGACCGACACCACGACCTTCACGGCCCCCTTTGTGGTGGACCCGGACAAGGTCCAGCTCATCCGGAGCAGCACCACCACGACCCCTGAAAGCGCCATCTCGGGCGCCACGGTGGTCGGCTCAACGGTGACGGTGCCGGGCCAGGAGGACATCGGCACGGTGACCCTCGGGCACCTTTACGAGACCAAGGTGGTCCTCTCCCAGCAGTTCCCGGCTGACTATCAGGGGAACAAGCTGACGACCGGCAGGCTCCAGATGCACACCTTCACGGTTCGCCTGGAGGACACCGCCTACACCCGCGCGGTGGTCTATCCGTATGGCCTCGCAGCGGCGGCTCAGGACCCCGGCCTGGTTCACACCACGGAGTTCACCGGGCGCCTTCTGGGCTACGCGGAGAACGTCATCGGCCAGCGCGCCTATCAGACGACCTCGTTCACCTTCTCGGTGGCGGGGAACTCGAAGGAGGCCCGCATCGAGTTGGTCAATGACAGCGCCTTCGGCTCCACCTACACCTCGGCGGAGTGGGAGGGCCTGTTCTTCTCGCGTGCGCTATGAGGTACTTCCTAAAGCGCGCTCGACGGGAGCGGATGGATTGGGACGATGATGTCCCTCTCCTCCCCTCCTTGGAGGTGCCGGATCACGCACCTTCGTTCACCGGCTTGCTCGATGCGAACGGGGACGAAATCTGGCGCCAGCCTCGGCCTATTGGCTTTGGCCGGGACCGGGAGTGGGCGTGATGGCGAGAGCCGTTCCCACCGCGACCCTCGACCCCGATACGGTGCGCGAGGCCCTGGAGTTCATCTCTCAGGGTCTCCGCCCCTCGGACCGGGACGAGATTAACGCGACCCTCGGGCACCAGGACGACCCCTTCTGGGCCATCTTCGAAAGCTACGAGGCGTCCGCCGCTAGCTGGCTCATCCTGGACCGCACAGGCCTCCCTATCGGAGCCTTCGGGGTTGCCGCTCACTACGTCCCCAAGCTCGGCATGGCCTGGCTGGTCGGGACCGAAGGCCTGGAGCGTGAAGCACTCTCGGTCGCCCGGCAGACCCCCGGCTACGTGGCCGAGCTGCACCGCTATTTCCCCGCCCTCACGGCTGATGTGGACGCCCGCAATGAGCTGTCCATGCACTGGCTGGAGTGGGCGGGCTTCCACATCGTGGACGCTGACCTCGCCTTCGGGGCTGAGAAGCGTCTCTTCCTCAAGTACGTAAGGACCGCGTAGAATGTGTCTTCCCGCCGCCATCGCGATCCCCATCGCCATCGCCACCGCCACGACCGCTGTGAGCGTCGTCGGCCAGATACAGTCGGCCAACAATGAGGCCGCCCGGATCAAGGCGGAGCACGATGCCAAGCAGCACGAGGCGGACCTCCAGACCACCGAGCAGATCGACACCCGCCTCCGGGAAGCCCGGCGAGAGCAGGGTCGCATCATGGTGGCAGCCGGAGAGAGTGGACTGAACACCTCCAGCCCGGTCGTGCAGGGGCTACTCAACGACGCCTCGATGCAGGCCACCCTGGCGAACGAAGAGAGCCTAGCCAACCGCGCCTCGCGCAGGCGAGCGATCACGGCTGAGGCCAACGCCGCGATGCCCACCAAGCCCACGTTGCTGGGCGCGGGCCTCCAGATTGCCCTCTCGGGTGCGAACGCAGCCGTGGGCGCCGGAGCCTTCAAGAAGTAAAGGAGTACAGGGATGGACCTAGCTAAGCGGGACACCCCCCTTCGGTCGCGCCCACAGACTACGTTCCGGCGTGAGACGACGATGCCCCGCCAGGCGACGGACCTCCCCGGCCTGGAAGTCAACGCTCAAATCCACCGCGCCGATATGAGCAAGGCGGACGCGCTGAGCCAACTCCTGGGCCTCGCCAACAAGACCGCTCAGGCCGCCTTCAGCGACGTCCAGGAAGCCAACAACAACGCCGATGCGGCGCAGGCCCTCCTGGACTTTGGCACGAACCAAAAGGATGACCAGCGCTTCGCCAAGTCGAGAGCCTACCGGGACGCCTGGCAGCTCCAGGGCGCCAAGAAGATGGCCATCGACGTCAGCGAAGAGGTAACTCAGAAGTTCAACGCGGCCCTCAACGACCCGGACCATCCGGCGACCCTAGAGGACCTTGATGGCATCTTCGAGAAGACCGTGGCGGCCCACCTCCAGGACCCCAACGGGCAGCCTCTCGACTTCATCACGCCCCAGGCGAAGGCCACTCTCGGCACCGCCCTGATGAAGCTGAAGTCGGAGCTGATGCCGAAGGCGGCGGAGGCGATCAAGGCGCAGCAAGACACCAAGCTGTACGCCACCACGTACCACAACATGCTCTTCGAGCGGGACGCTGGGGCGCCCATAGGGGCTCCACCAAGGGCCAAAGTGGACCCCCTGGCTCCCCTCCCAGACACGGCGGCTCCGGCCAAGCCGGTCTCCTTCGGAGCGCCCACCGGCCAGCTCCCCATCAAGGGGGCGATCACCTCGTCCTATGCCGACCACATCCGGCGCGGTTCTCACGGGGTGGACATTGACGGCACGATGGGTGAGCCCATCCAGGCTCCCGCTGGCGGCAAGGTCACAGTGGGGCGGGACGACCGCTCCGGGCTGTTCGTCAAGATCGACCACGGGAACGGGGTCGTCAGCTCCTACGCCCACCTGAGTGGCACGAACCTTCAGACCGGCGACGTCATCCAGGCCGGGGCGATCCTCGGCAAGGTCGGCAACAGCGGTCATGCTGTCAGCGCCAACGGCGGCGACGGCTCGCACCTTCACTGGCGCGTCAAGGTCAATGGCAAGGACGTCAACCCCCTCACCTATGCCTTCAAGGCTGGCGGTGAGGCGTCCCCCATCTCGGATGGCTCCGGCCCCGAGCTGGCGACGGCTGCTCCCGGACCAACCCAGCTCCGCCCAGGCTTCGATGTGGAAGGCTTTATGTCCTCCCTCCCGCCGAGCGTGGACAAGGGCGAGGCCAAGAAGTGGATCATCCAGAGCCTCATTGCCGACGCGGCCTCGACCGGCGACAGCAGCCTCCTCAACGGGCTGGAGAACCTGACCCGGAAGGACGGCACCCCCTCCTTCACCCCGGAGGAGCGGCTGAAGCTCTCTGAGACCCGCGATCGCATCCAGGAGCGCGCCCGCATCGAGGCAGATCAGAAGGAGCAGAAGCTCCAGAAGGACAATGCCGAGACGGTCCTCCAGGCGTTCGTGGACGGCAAGCCTCCTAGCCAAAGCTGGCTGGCAGAGCAGTCCCAAAAGGGGCTCCTAAGTCCGAACTTCGTCTATTCGATGGTGAACCACATCGAAGAGGAAGCGAAGCAGGAAGCCCGTGAGGCCCGCATGGAGGCCCGCCAGACCCAGGCGGAAGCCGACGCAGACACCGATGCGGTCGTGCTGGGCATGGTCGCTCAGCGGCGCGCTGGGGACCTCTCAGAGGCCTCCTATGCCGAGGACCTGGCTCGCTTCAAAAGCGGCGCTCTGGGCAGCGGCAAGAAGGCTGCGGCCCGGCTGCTCCAGCTCCAGGCCGCTACCAAGGCTGGCACCGCGATGATCGAACAGGACCCGCAGTTCCGGTACTGGAGTGCCAAGCTCAAGACGGACTTCAAACCCCGCAGGCTGGGCGACGGCATCCCCTCGCTTCTGAAGCCGCAGTCCGTGGTGGATGAGCCAACCTACCAGGCGATGGCTGCGACGTTCGAGCAGAAGGTCCACTCCGGAATGAAGCCGGATGAGGCCTACCAGCAGGCCGTCAAGCAGTACGTCCACAACGCCCCCAAGGACGCCAAGAGCCAGCTCGCGCAAGTCCGCGCGCAGATCGAGGCTCTCCAGCGAAAACGCGCAGGGCAGTAACCCACAAGGAGAAGTGAATGGCTGACTGGACCGACGCCGACCAGCGGCAGCTCGACCAGCTCAAGGCGCAGGAGAAAGCGCTCGAAGCCCAGGTTGAAGGCGATCCCCATGCGGACGCCCATATCGCCGCCGTCAGCAAACCAGCCCGGCCAGAGGACGAGGCAACTCGTCCCTTCTCCACCATCAGGACCGTCATCGGGACCGGGAGGGATATCCTCCAGAACGTCCTAGATACCTCTGAGGCCCTCGGCGACCTGGCGGAGGAGGCTGTGCCTCTTCCAATGGTCCGCTTCGGCAGCCGAGCCAGCAATGGGGTCATTGACGTTGTGAGCGGCGAGGCCGCCCGGCAGGAAGTAAAGCAGCACCGCCAGCTCCCCAGCATCCCCGATGTGCCGGGCTCCGAAAACGCAGGCACCGCAGAGAAGATCGTCCGGAGCATCGGCTCCTTCATGGTCCCCTACGCGGGCTGGGCGAAGAAGTTCGCGGTCGCCAAGGCTGGCATCGGGGTCGCTGAGCGGGTCGCTCGGGGCGCCGCTGCGGGCTTCGCCACGGACTTCGTGAACCAGCCGCCCGACACAACGAACCTGGCCTCCGTCCTCAAGGACACCTTCGGGATCGACAACGAGACCCTGGATTGGCTGTCCTACCACGACGACGAGAACGCCCTCACGCAGCGCCTCAAGGCCGCCTCAACGAACCTCCCGGTCGGCATCGCCGCCGATGGGCTGTTCGAGCTGGGCGCCAAGGCGATCCGCGCTTACGGCGCCATCAAAGGTGAGGCCCAGGAAGCCAAGGGCATCGTCGAGGCAATGGAGCACGACTACGGCATCAAGCTGACCCCGCGAGAGGTTTCGACCGACGCGGAGGCTGGCGTGGCCGACACCCCGGTCGCGGCTGCCGAGCCTTACGACAGCGCCCTCCACGTTGCCATCAAGGAGGCCAACCCGCAGTCCTGGGAGGACATCGTCTCGTTCCTAGAACGGCGCGTGGACGATCCCAAGCTCCCCGATGCCGAGCTGGAAGAGCTGGGAAAGATCGTCGAGGACGATCCGGAGAACGCTCTGGCCCGCCTGGGCATCGAGCCCTCCAAGCTCAACTGGCACGAGTTCGACAACCCGGACGGCATCCGGAACCTCCACCAATCCCTCATCAATATCTACGAGCGCATCGGCAGGAAGCTGGGTCGCACGACAGAGCAGGTCTCCGAGGCGCAAATCAACACGGCAGCGCGATCCTTCGCGTCCGACGCGGAGGTCCTCAGGACCCTCTACGGAGCCACCAAGAACCTTCCGGAAATCCTGATGGGTGCCCGGATGTTCGTCGGGGCGCACGCCCACACACTCCTGAGGGACGCGGAGGACGCCCTCGAAGCTCTCACCAAGGGCGGCGGGGGCGCGCAGGGCGAGGCCGCCTGGCAGAAGTTCCTCCAGTCCTTCCACCGGCACGCGCTCTATCTGGGCACGGTCCGGGGCGCTGGCAGCGAGATTGGCCGGGCTCTCAAGTCCCTCCAGTTCCTAGCCAGGACCGACCCCAAGGCCGTCGAGAAGATGGGCCAGGCGGGGAAGGTGCTGGGCGCCGAGCTGACGGTCCCCGAGGAACAGGCAGCCGAGAAGGCGCTCTCTCAAGCGGACAACCAGCTCGAAGGCGCAATGGCCATCCACGAGCCCGCCGAGCAGATCATGCTGCTCTCCAAGCTCTTGCAGAAGAAGGGCGACATTGGCGCTCTGGACCAGTTCATCCGGGCCAACGCCAGCTCCCCGCTGAAGCGGGCTGATGGTGTGGTCCGAGAGACGACCAGCAATCTGTTCTCGGTCGGCACCGCTGCGTACAACATGGCGGCCAGCATCTCCATGCTGTCCCTCCGTGGCCTTGGCCGCTGGATGGCGGCGGCAGCCCGGCTCCCCGGCTTCCTCGTCGGAGGCGAGCAGGCGCGTCTGGCTCGGGTCGCCGCGATGGATGCCTGGGCCTACACGGACGGCCTGGTGTCCAGCCTCGGTGAGGCGGTGCGAACCGCCATGACCGAGATGGAGCGCCACGCTTCGGAGGAGGCCTTCGTCGTCACGGACGGTCTCGGCCTCAAGAACGTCGCCAAGCGAACCGCAGAGTGGAACGCCCGGCTCGGCGCCAAGAAGCTCGGCAAGAACTTCGAGCGCGTCGATATGGACGCTTCGCACATGCAGCTTGCGATCACCCCGGCTGACCGGCGACGGTTGGCGGAGCTGATTGACAGCGAGGGCCTTCCGCAGATCGTGTTCCGAGGGCTCAACTTCATCGGTCGGGCCATCGGGCTCAGTGCCAACGCGCTGGGCACGCTGAACCGTGCCGGGACCGTCCTGTTCATCAATGCCCCCGACCAATTCATGGGCACGGTGGCGGCGAAGGCAGGCGCGCAGTCCGCTGCGGCCCGCTTGGCTGCCGCACGGGCGGCTGAGCTGGGGATCGAAGGCAAGGCCTTGACCAAGTACATGAAGGCGCGCGTGGCTTCCCTGGCCACGGACGTCGAAGGCTGGTCGGACAATGGCTTCGAGGACGGCTACCGAGCCGCCACCGAGGCCGCTGGCGAGCACGAGGCGCGGTCGATCCTGTTCCAGGATCAGATCGAGAGCCCGGCGTGGCGGCGCATCAGTCGCGCCATCTCGCAGGCGCCGTTCGCTTCGATCCCGTTCCCCTTCCCCCACACGCCCCTCCGCATCCTGGAGGTGAGCCTGGTGGACTATACCCCGCTCGGACTGCTCAAGCGGCGCGTCCGGGACGCCATCCTTCACGGTCCCCCGCAGCAGCGGGAGCAAGCCCTGAGCCAGCTCGGCTTGGGGATGCTGATGATGATGATGGCGTGGAAGATGGAACCCTCTCGCGACATCGTCGGCACGGACGGGGACTTCACCTCGACCGCGCGCATCAACCGGGAGAAGTACACTTTCCGCATCGGCGGGGATGTGTACGAGTTCGTCCGCCAGGACCCCATAGGAACCGTCATGGGCCTCACAGCCGATGCTCGGGGGGCCTGGGACCACGTGGATCAGAATGACCCGGAGGCTGTCTCGAAGGCGAAAGCCGCCTGGGAGGTAGGCCTGTGGGCGGTCACCGCCAACGTCCTCTCGAAGTCCTACTTGCAGTCCATGAAGGCCCTCGCGGATGTCTTCGGATATTCCGGGACGGAGCAGTCAGGCTGGGACAAGTACTTCAAGAACGTCCTCGCCAGGCGCATTGTGCCGGGTGCAGGCCTTCAGAAGGGCTCAGAGGCCGTCTTCGATCCGTTCGAGCGGTCCGCCAAGGACTTCCAAGAGGAGGTCCTGAAGAACTCCATCGGGTCCTTTGTGCTCCCGCCCAAGCGAGACTTCCTGGGCGATCCGGAGCCGAAGAACCTGGGCGAGCGCTTCACCGGCCTGACCTGGAAGCCCGAGAGCACCGAGCCACTCGTCCGCGAGCTGGACCGGCTCTCGTTCCAGACCAAGTTGCCCAGCCGGGACATCCGAGGTGTCCCACTCAACGGCCAGCAGTACGAGCGCCTAGTGCAGCTCCGAGGGCAGGGCGTGGAGGGCGACTTCGGCACCATGAAGGAAGCCTTGAATAAGCTCATCGAAGCCCCCGGCTACAAGTCCCTCACGGACGCGGCCAAGGTCTATCAGATGAAGCAGATCATGGACGGCTACACCTCCAAGGCTCAGACCGCACTCCTCAAGGAGGACCCTGAGCTGCTGGCACGGGTGCTCCGCAAGGTCTCCTACGACCAAAGCCGCAAGGCTGGGCTGAGCGACGACCAGCTCCGCGAACAGAACGCCAAGCTCGGCCAAGAGCTGGGCCTGACACAATAACCGGGGGGCGCCTTCGGGCGCCTCCACAGCCCTCTGGGGAAACCGAATAATGTATCAACCCCTCACCGGGACCGGCAACGGTTCCGCGCCGGTCGTAAACATCACCTGGCCCTTCCTTGACAAGAGCCATGTGGTTGCCGCCGTCAACGGTATCCCCGTGGTGGCCACCTGGACCGGCGCTTCACAGATCACCTTCACTTCTGCCGTCCCCGCAGGCTCGACCTGGTCGGTCTCCCGACAGACGCCTTACGACACGGCGGTCGTGGACTTCACCAATGGCTCCGTCCTCACCGAGGAGGACCTCGACCTCGCCTTCGAGCAGCTCCGCTTCGTCTTTGAAGAGGCCCGGCAGCTCGGCATGGGCGGGGATGTCGCCCTTCGGCAGGACCTCGCGGCCCCCGGTGGCGCCGACCATGTGAACTTCCAGGGCAGCACGCCGGGCCTCTCGGTCTCCTGGGGCGGCGCCCGTGGCGGCCTCGCGATGATGGCCGACCCGGTTACATCGCCCTCGGCGGATGGCTGGGCGCTCCTCAAGCTCGGCATCCTCGACGGCACTGAGGATGGCTGGCTGCACAACCCGGCCCTGCCCGACAACGTCGCCATCTGGACCCTGGTCAACTCCGCGAACGGGCGCAGCTCCATCTGGGGCGCGAACTTCTCGGCTGAAGTCCTTGCTGAGAACGATGCTTCCGCGTGGGGCATCGAAGTGGATATGAACAACAATGGGTCGGTAGTGGCGGACCCGTCAGCCGCCCTCAAGAAGGTCGGCGTGGACGCGGTCAATGCCGGTCCCGAGCACAGCACCGCTGCCTACCGAGCCTCCGCCTCGCACGCAGACAGCACGGGTCTCTGGGTGAACGGCTACTATGCCGACCGCATCCGCGACACCGGCTTCTGGGCTGGCAAGGTCGCCGGGGACACCGGCACGCAGTTCTCCATCGCCGCCTTCAGGGACAGCTCAGACAGCCGTGTGGGCTTCCTCATCGACGGCGGAACGCACGCTTATGGGATCGACCTGGCAGCGGGCATCTACACCAGCGCCGCGATCCGGCTTCCAAACGAGGGCAAGATCGTCGGGCGGAATGTCGAGGCGAGCGCGGACCTGGAGATGATGCGCCTGGACACGGGCGACAAGCTCCTCCTAGGAAGTGACGTCAACGGCTACGGGGTGCGGGTCGCCGCCCTCGGGAACTATGCCGACGACGCAGCCGCCGCAGCAGCCGGGGTTGGCATCGGCCAGCTCTACCGGAATGGCTCAGTCCTGATGGTCCGTGTCGCATGACCCTCAAGGACACCATCATCAACACCATAGCGGGGACCGTGGTCCTCGCCGTGGGCGGCACGGTGGTCGGCCTGAAGGTCCATGATGCGACCCAGGATGAGCAGATCGTCCAGCTCCAGAACCTCGATGAGAACGTGACGAAGCTGAGCGACAAGCTCGACGAGACGAACCAGCACCTAGCACGCCTGGAGGGCCAGTATGAGCCGCGCCACTGACGCCGCCTTCGACGCCCTCCACGCGCTCCTGGCGGACAGCATGACGGAGGAGCTGAGGCGCGACCTAGAGCGCGCTCGGGCTCCCCGCATGATCCCGGAGCCGGACAACGAGGGCAAGCTCATGGCGAACCCTGAGTGGGCGCCGCTGAGCCCCAAGCTCCTGGCGGTCATCCGGGCCTTCCTCAAGGACAACGGGATCGACACCCCAGCCTCCAGCAGGCGGTTCGACGGGCTCGTCAATGAGCTGCGTGACCTCGACCTCGATGACCCCAACTTCCAACCCGAAGGACTAGCATGAAAATCTCACAGACCGGCGTAGGGGTGGAGAGCCATCCAAACTCGATCCGGGACAGCTCCGGCACCTCGCTTCTGCCCGTGCAGGCGCAGGGCGACGGCGTGACCACTTTCCGGGTCCTGGGCCGCGTGAGCCCTGACGCCCCTTGGGTGGAAATCATCGCGGCAGGCACCGCGGACTTCCTCCAGGCCGTCTCCTGGGTCCCGTACATGCAGCTTGAGGTCACCTCAGGCACCGGCACGGTGGACCTCTGGATCGCTGAGAAGTAACCATGTCTGCTCCCGCAAAGGGAGCACTACGCGGCTGGACATTGGTCCGGAGCAGCTTGCTCTCCGGTGTCTGCTCGGTCGCGAGCCTGCTCCCTGGCGGGGCGGCCCCGGCGCTCACCGCGCCGACCAACCTGATCCCGCCTTCGCTATCGGGGACGGCCACCCAGGGAGAGACCTTGACGGTCACCTCTGGCTCCTGGTCCGGAAACCCCGTGCCCGCCGTCAGTCGCGATTGGCAGCGCGACGGCCTTTCCACTGGCCAATCTGGACCCACCTATACCCTCACCGCAGGGGACGTTGGCGGAACCATCACGGTCGTTGAGACCGCGACGAACTCCCAGGGGTCCGCCCAGGCAATCTCTAATGCCATCGGGCCGATTGCCAGCAGCTCCACCGCGCCCAGCCTCCCGATCCTCTCGACCATCACCGGTTACACGCTGGGGACCAATCCGCCAGATTGGGACACCGAGGTCGATAACTACATCACCTATGACAGTGGCACCGGCAGCGGGAGCAGTCTCCGCATCCAGTGGCGCTTCAATGGTGGTGCGTGGACGGTCGAGGATTGGCAGGGCCTTAGTGACGCTGCCCTCTCTGAGGGCTTTAGCTGGCCGCTCCTCAATGCGGCTGACTTCACCACAGGAGGCCTCTTCGAGGTCCAGGCGGAGCACGGTATGGATGTTGGGCTCCCAACGGAGCAGCTTTCCGGCTGGTCGGTTGAGTGGTCAGACACCCTCGATGCTATCACCGGGCTGGTCCCAACGGCTCGGTTCATATCCTCCCAGAACCTCAACTTTGGCGCGGGTCCCGCGACTTTCACGGGCGTGGCCATTGGTGGCGCCTCAAAGATCGCGGTCTTCGTTCGGTTCGCTCCGAATGGGGCGCAGTCCATCACGGGCATAACGGCAAACTCCGGTGCCATCGCGTTCACGAAGGCAGCGGGCTCGGCCAATACCGACAGCGCGCAGCTTTGGTACGCCGATGTTGCTGCTGGGGTCACCAATCTTGACCTCACTGTCACCCTCTCTGGTTCCACCCAGATGCTGGCGGTGGCCATCATGGAGATTGCAGGCGCAGCCCTCGGTGCTCCGGTCGGGACGGCCTTCACCCAAAAAGTCTTCAAGAGCGGGGCCTTCACGGCTCCGATTGATGGCGGCCTTGTGATCCCCACGAACGGTGCGGCGACCTTCCTCGCCATGCAGAACCACTCGATGACGTTCACCGGAGCCACCAAGGACCAGGAGAGCGCCGCAGCCGACAGCACAGGGCAGTTCTACGCTCTGGCCCATACTGACACCACCGGCACCGTTACGGTTAGTGGCTCTAACAGCGACTTCCTCTCGATTGCCGCCACTTGGACACCTTGATGAAGAAACTTCTCCACGTCTTGCTGACGCTGGTGATGTTGTTCGGCACTCCTGCCCTTCACGCGCAAGCGTGGGGGCCGGATGGCCAGCAGCCGGTCAATTGGGTTCTCACCCCCAATAACCCAGCGAACGGGGCCGTAGCGGCGGACGCTTACCAGCCCGCCGACACCGGGGAGACCATCGTTGACACCGATTGGTATTCCACTGCTACCGCCTCGAACTACAAGGTCGGCCCCACCGCGCAGCGGAAGGCCCGGTTCCTGTGTCGTCCCAGCGTGGGCGGCATCCACATGGACCCGATCCTCGGTGAGGGGCAGGCGACCTTCGGACACGCCCACCAATTCACCGGACACGCCAACCCTACCGACACCGATGACTACACCAAGCTCCGCGCCGATCCGTCATCTAACTGTGCCGGGGGGCCACTAAACTCAAGCGACTATTGGGAGCCCGACCTCCGGGAAGACCTCAAGAGTGGCATCACGGTCGGCATCCGGCCTTACGTGTCCACGTTCTATTACATGCTGAACGAGGACAGCTCGACGCCGCCAGAGGCGACCTGGCTCCGCAACAACATCGGCTTCATCGCCGCCACCAACTTCATGGACTACAACGACCAGGCCAGGCGGGATGAATACTCCGCTGCCGGGCTCGTCTATCCGGGATCACCTGTGACCCCGGCTGGGTTCGATGGTTGGCAATGCGAGCAATGGGACACCGCGACCGGCGCCTACGTCACCAAGACGGTGACCAGGGCCGCCTCCCGGATGCAGTCCGACACAGGCGCTGCCATCTCGACTTACTCTCGCCACCTGGCAGCCCCCGATGGGAGCGACCCGTGGGGGGGCACCTGTCAGGTCGTCGATGGACACCCTACGGTCCTCTTGCTGGAGCTGGCCGCTCCGCAATGTTGGGATGGGCATAACCTCCGGAGCCCGGATGGGCGCGGCCACGTGCGCTATTACGCCCGCACGCCCGACAGCGCGCACGTTCACCTCTGCCCTGACAATTGGGTGCTTCAGCCTCAGTTGACGGTGAAGACGGAATACAACGTCAATGGTCCTGCCGAGTACACCAAGTTGTACCTGGAGAGTGACCGGATGCACATGGCAACGCCAGCGTGTCCTGACCCCGGTGTCGCCTGTGCGGCGAGCCTGGACCCATGCCGCCAGATCAGCGTCAACTACTGCAACGGCTCGACAGCCCACTTCGACTATATCTTCGGATGGAAGAAGTCGGTCAGCGACCTGTGGCAGCGTGAGTGTCTCGGTCTGAGCGTGGACGGCGTTGCGCCGGTCAATGGCCCAGCCGAGTGCGATGGAAGCACCGTCAGCCAGGCTTACGAGCTGAAGTCCGGGGTCACCTCCCCGAACACCGCCTTGACGGGCGGCTGTGCTCAGGTCGCGGGCTGCACGGCCAGCCTCGTGCCGGGCGACATCAAGCGGTACAACGCGCCGCCCTCTGGGACCCAGGTCACGGTTGGGCACTTCACGAACCACATCAACCCCTAAGGCCCCCTCAGGCGCCCTCACAGCTCCCCCACGCTGCCCTGGTATGATTTTGACCTGGACGGCCTCTGGAGGCGCTGAGGGAGCGTCTGAGCGCCTTCTAGCACGCTTCCCAGCCCAACACTTCACCGGGAGTTCCCATGCAGGAACCCGAAGAGACCCTAGAGGACATCCTCAAGGGCTCCTTCCTCAAGTTCATTTGGTACGTCTGGACCCGCGTCCTGGCGCTGCCAGCACCCACCCGCACGCAGTACGACATTGCCCGATACCTGGAGGGCGGACCCCGCCTCCGGTTCATCGCGGCCTTTCGCGGCGTCGGTAAGACCTTCTTGACGGGGGCGTACATCGTCTGGCGCCTGTGGAAAGACCCCGACCTCAAGATCGGCGTGGTCTCCGCTAACGAGCGCTTCGCGGCCACGGTGGCTGCGTTCATCCACACCCTCATCAACGCCACGGACACCGTCACGGGCGAGCCGGTCCCCTGGGCCGAGCTGAAGGCACGCGCCACGCAGAAGAACAGCACCATGCTCTTCGATGTCGGCCCGGCGAAGCCCTCGAAGGACCCTTCGGTCTGGGCAGCCGGGATCACCGGCCAGCTCACGGGCGGACGTTCCGACATCCTCCTGTTTGATGACGTCGAGGTCCCCAACAACTCCGAGACGGAAGGCCAGCGCGAGAAGCTGGTGGACCGGGTCGGTGAGGCCGCCGCGCTGCGTAAGCCGGGCGGAGAGACCATCTACCTCGGCACCTTCCAGAGCATGGCCTCCATCTACAAGGGCCTGGTCGCCAAGGGCTACACCATGCGGCTCTGGCCCGCGCGCTATCCGCTCCAGGGCAAGGACGAGCTGTACGAGTACCTGGCCCCGATGCTGCGGGCCGATATGACGGAGAACCCCGCGCTGCGGGCGCCCAAGTTCGGCAGCACCCTCGGAGGAGCCCCCACGGACCCTGAACGGTTCGATGAGGCGGACCTGATGGAGCGTGAGGTCGAGTGGGGTGTGGCTGGCTTCCAGCTCCAGTTCATGCTGGACACGAGCCTGACCGACCAGGAGCGCTTCCCGCTCAAGACCAGCGACCTCATCGTCATGGATGTGGACCGCTCGATGGCCCCGATCCACGTGGCCTATGGTCGCTCCCCGGCCCTGATGCTGAAGGAGCTGGCCAACATCGGCTTCGATGGCGACCGCTTCTACGGCCCCATGAAGGTCTCTGAGGATTGGAAGCCCTACGCGGGCTCCGTTCTCGAGATTGATCCCTCGGGCTCCGGCACCGACGAGACGGCCTACGCGGTCGGCCACTTCCTGGCTGGCCGCATCTGGGTCTCCCGCTGGGGCGGCTTCAAGGACGGCCACGGAGAAGCCACCCTGGAGGCTCTGGCGCAGATCGCGGTGGACGAAGGCGTCCCCCTGGTCCGCGTCGAGGGCAACTTTGGGGATGGCATGTTCGCCAAGCTCCTGGAGCCGGTCCTCCGCAGGGCCGGGTGGAAGGGCGCGGTCGAGGTTCATAAGGTCCACGGCATGAAGGAGGCCCGCATCGTGGGCACCCTCCAGCCTGTCCTGAGGAACCACCGCCTGGTCCTAGACACCAATGTGGTTAAAAGTGACCTCGCGGAGATAACCAATCGGGATGCTAAGTTCGGCAAGTTCTCCGTGATGGAGTACTCCGGGCTCTACCAGCTCACCCATATGGCAAACCAGCGGGGTGCCCTCCGCAAGGACGATAGGGTGGACGTACTAACCAATATGGTTAGCTACTGGCTCGATGCGATGGCCCTGGACAGCCAGAAGGCTGAGCAGGACGAAAAGCGCAGGCAGAGCCACGAGTTCGCCCGGCTGCTGATGCAGACGCAGATCGGCGGCGCCAATGCAACCCTAACAGCCTCAACGCCCCGTCACGCACGCGGCGCTGGGCGCACTACCGCAAGCCACAACCCTACCCCCAGGGCCGTTCGACGAGCCCTCAAGGCGTCCCGCGCAGGGACCTGGAGACGAAGATAATGATGTACGTGAAGGCCGCCGCTGTGATGATCGTGTTCGCTGGCATTGCCACGCTGATGTTCTCGGCGCCCGCCCGCGAGGCCGTCATGGACCACATCCGGTCCCTGATGCACCCGAAGAGCCGCTAAATGCACGCTCTGCACATCCTCGCGATGATCGGGGGCGGGGTCTTCGCCGTCCTCGTCCTGGGGCTCCTCCTGATCCTGGCGTTCTTCGCCGCCATCACACGGGGCGGGCGCAACCCGTTCATGTGATGCGTCTCCGCTTAACGCTCCTCCTGGGTCTCCTGATGGCGGCCCAGGCGGGAGCCACCACGGGCACCCGGATCGACGATGGCTTCCCGCCTGTGCTCTATCAGGGTGACGCGGTGCTCGTCGTCCACCTGGTCTCCCGTCCCCTCCCCAATATCTGTGGCCCCACCCCGACCGGCTACCAGCTCAACGGCTGCACCCCGAAGGTCGGAGAGCAGGAGATATGGCTCCCCAACCCGTGCTCCGTGGAGTTCGCCGGGCAGTCCTTCGCCCGCTGGGCTTGCCACGAGATGGGCCACGCCAACGGCTGGCCAGCGGATCACCCCCGGTGACCCCCAAGGACCAACTCGAACTCGCCAGGCTCCTTGGAAAGCTCCTCAACGTCGCCCACAAGCGCGAGCAGCCGGGGGTCTTCGCCCACACCTGGAAGCTCCTCTACTTCCTCGGGGCCAAGGTCCACTACACCGGGGAGGACTTCATCACGGTGACCTCCTCAGGGACCGTTAAGGCTCCTTGAAGGGTCCATGAAGGCTCCCTGATGGTTGCCTTAAGGAATACCAGGGGTAGAAGACATAAACCATTACCCTAAGGCTTCGCTAAGGTAGCCTTAAGGAACCTTAAGGTTCCCCTCTTCCCCAAGAGGTGCAACCTAATTGACAGGGCCGGTCTTCCCCGGAGGGCCGGTCTGTCCCAAAAATGTAGGCAAATCTGGGACGAGCCCGCTGTCCCGCGACTATCGCGCATCTCAGGTGCGTTTAAGTCGCCGTGAAGGCCCCTAGGAGCCCCGTACAGCGCCTCTAGGGGGTCTCCAGGTCAAATCATACATGGGCACGTTAAGAGGCCCTCTATGGGCTTTTAAATGGCTCGGGGCTATATGGGCTCCATGATGCTGATCGCCGCCTCGATCTTTGTGCTGGGCCAGGCCGGGCACGATATCCTGTCCGGAACGCTCGACCAAGGGCGGGTACAGGTGAGCGTTGAGGGGTCCCAAACGGTTTGTGAGGGGAACCTGACCGAGCTGGCGCCCAGGATGG